CGAGAAAGAGGTCCCAGGCTGTCAGGCTTGGATAATGCAGACCCTCACTAGTGGAGAGCCGAAAGTTGTTGGCGCCTGTTTCCGCGTTGGTGATAGAATCCATACCGCGACCCATAATCTGCGTGATGACATGTTCGTCCGCGGTGAGAATGGTTGTGATGAGCCCTTGCAAAAGACCTTAGCGAAGGAGCTCGGCAATGACTGGGCGGTGTTTGAGGTGTCTGCGGACACTTTATCCCGTTTGGGTATGTCGAGCGCATCCTTCGCCCCATCAACTTCGGAAGGAACGATGGCGAGTGTAACTGGCCCGTTAAAAGGCCCCAATACCTCCGTTGGAGTTTTGCGGCCGGCTAATTCTGCCTTTGGTATGGTTGAGTACGATGGATCCACTTTAGCTGGATTTTCCGGCTCGCCTTACATGATAGGCAAGAAGGTTGCCGGCATGCATCTCTACGGTGGTAGTTCTCAGATGAAGAACGCTGGGCTTAGTGGAGGTTACATGATGGCGTTGATTCTTACGATCAATGGGAAACCCGAGTCTAGCGAGGACATTTTGGAAAAAATGTCCAAGCGTAATAAGAAGACAAACATGAGAGCAAAGATAGAGCCTAATGGCTTTGTCACGGTGTACTACGACGGAAAATACCAAATGGTTGATGAAGACGAATTTGAGGCGTTAAAAGGCCTTGGAAACGTCAACATCAAGTACGATAGTAGTGCGTTTGATGACAGAGCGCCTGAGTCTAGCCCGGCCCCTTTTTTAGGGAAGAAGCCCACATTGATGGTGGGCCAGCCGAAGTTGCCGACGCAGGGGACGTCCTTACCGACGGAAGGCTCTGTGGCCAGTTTAGAGTCTTCGGAACCGTCAGACCTCTCTTTAGAAAAGGAGGAAAACGAGTGCGTAATGCGATTGTTGAAGAACATATTGCAACGCATGGAAACCTTGGAGCAGAGCCAGAGCAGTATGTCTGGCCGCCCACGGGCGCGCGGCAGCAAGAAGAAGCCGAGCGCCGAAGTCTGATAGTTCACTCGGAAATCCGATCGACCACCCCAAATCCTATTATAACTAAGGAGCAGGAGGAGTGGCTGGTCCGCCAATGTGAAGAGCAATATCAATTGGCGCATTGTGAACAACCCGCGGAGTGGCTGACAAGGCCACTCTTTGACCGTTTATTACCGAACTTGAATATGAGAGCCTCACCGGGCTACCCCTATTGTCGCCAAAATACAACTATTGGCCAGTTTTTGGGGTGGAACGGTTTGAGGGTGGAAGCGTCACGATCGGAATTTTTGTGGCGGCTTGTACTAGAGAGGGTCCAGAGCCTGGAATTCGACCCCTTCCGTTGTTTCATCAAGGATGAGCCACATAAGAAGGAGAAAGCCGACATAAATCGTTGGCGGTTGATTTTTGCGAGCTCCATAGTCGACCAAGTGATTGATCACTTGTTGTTCGATTCCCAAAACTTGTCGGAGATGGATGAGTTGTGGAACATACCTGCGAAGGTTGGTTACACCCCAATGTGTGGTGGAGCCCAGCGGTTAGCCGCGATGTTCGATGACCCCATTGCCATGGACAAGTCTTTGTGGGATTGGACAATGCCTGGTTTTGTGGCCAGAGTTGACTTGGAATACCGTCGCCGAAAGGTGAGGTTAAGTTTGGACTCCGGTTGGTACAAGGTAGCGCAGGCGCGCTACGATTATTGTTTCGGAAAGTCCCGTGTTGTTCTTTCTGACGGAACCGTTGTTGAGCAGTGCTCCCCTGGCCTGATGAAATCAGGTTTGGTCAACACTATCTCCACCAACTGTAGAGCCATGTTCCAGCTTCATGCTGTAGCATCTGCCGCACTTGGTGTTGAGAGGACGTTGTTGGCCTCTATGGGTGATGACACTCTCCAGGAAGGGCCATGCCCTGAAGGTTATGTCGAGGAGATACAGCGTTGGGGTTGTAAAGTCAAAGCGGTTAATTACGGCTATGACTTTGCTGGGTTTGACCTTAAGACCAACGAAAATCCGTTGGCAGTTCCCCAGTATTGGACGAAGCATACCGTCAATTTGTTGTATTGTGATCAAGATCTTTTACCAGAGACCCTAGACTCGTATCAGCGTAATTACGCTAACGAGCCGACCAAGTTGTGTTGGTTGCAAGCCTTGTTGTACAAGGTGGGTCCAAAGAGGCTTTTCTCACCCGAATCGCTGAAAAGTTGGTTCGCGAGTGGTGATGAAACTCCGTTTTAATAACCAGTGTTAACCCT